TGATCCCAAAGAAAATATTAAATTACTAACTAATTGGGAAAAGACATGTTAGAATGTCAACATATTTGGAGATTGCCCCCATGACCCTGCCCAAATCCCACGAAATTGATGATCAAAACATTGAATCCATGGAAAATGCAGTTAAAGATGCAGGGATTATGGCAATTCACCCTGATAAAATGGAAGAATTTGCAGAATATCTTGTAAGAAAGGCAAGAAGGCAGGAACCAGTGGCATGGAGAACAGGTAGTGCACTTGAAGAATAGGCACAAGACCCTTGACAGAGGGTCTTTTTTTATGATAAATTACTTGTAAATGGAGAATCAAATGAAATTTGTTGCTGCAATCGCACTGATTGGATTGACATCAACTCCTGCACTTGCTGGTGGTCCTGTTTATCGTGGTCAAAGAAGTGTTCATTACGAAGAGTATTGCTATAAGAATGTAGAAAAATATATGCCTGGTTACATCAACAAACACGGTCAATGGGTTGGTGGATATGTAAAACATCGTCGCGAAAGAGTTCGTTGTGGAAGAAATTACGTGCCTCAAGTTTCTCCTGATATTAGATATGAAGAAGAACATCCCAACGTGGGTGGTCATGATGACAATTCCTGTGTCGAAGGATCAATTTTAGGCGGCATTACTGGTGGAGCTTTAGGTGGTGTTTTATCCACTCAAGAAAACTGGATCTGGTCAATTCCTTTGGGTATTGTTGGCGGTGCTGTGACAGGATGTCAAATTGATGGTGGTTGAAAATATACCTCACCTCTAAACTGTATCTTTAGTGAAAGCACACAACATCATGGCAACTCGTTCACGCATCGGACTTCAACTCTCAGATGACTCTATTCTTTCTGTTTATCATCATTGGGACGGTTATCCTTCTTGGTTGGGTAGGATTCTTGAAACGCACTATAATACGAAGGAGAAAGTATCCGAACTGATTGACGGTGGTGATATGTCAGTTTGCTGGACTGATGATCATTTCCGCAACTCTGACGGTAAGATTGAAAAGAAAGCAGAGTATGGTCCACAATATTACTCTGAGCGTGGTGAGGATTGCCCCCCTAGACTTGACTCTACTCTAGCAGCATACGCTAACAAGGAGCATGGAGAAGAGTATCACTATGTGTATCGCAAGGTTGCTGGTGAATATACTTGGGTTTGTATTGATATGAATGCATTCAATGACGAAGACCCACAAACTGTTTCTATCCCTACTGGAGCACTTGCAGTATGATTGATTATGATGACGACAGAAAAGATTTTCATGTTGAACGCATGATTGATGATTTCATCGCTGAATGTGAAATCGAAGCCGCAAAAATGGAGGTCACAGTTGACTACTACATTGCGGAGTTTGTATGAGGGAGAGGGAGCGATTGATTATTGCATTGTATCAGTTAGAGAACATTGTTTCTCTGACTGAAAATAATGAGTGGAAGAATTATCTTTACAATTATCTTTCACCTGTCAAATATGAGTTGGAAAGACAACTAAACAATTTGACAGATACTATTGATCACAGTAAAATTAAGGAGCAATCTGACGAGGACAATGACTAAGTTTCTTTATGTTGTGGACCACTATGTTCCATTTCCATCTAGTGAATATGGTGGCATTTGGAATGTAATTGCTGCTACAGGTGAGGAGTGTTTTGATCTCATTACCAATGAAGATGATGGGGATTTTAATAGTCAATACTATCCCAATCTCCGTGACAACATTATGAAGTCACGTAAGTTTGCCCTCACAGAAGATCTTGATTCGCAAATTGTTGAAGAGTTTACAACGTGATTGAACTTCCCCTCAATTTTCCACACAAAGCTCCAAAAGGTTTCTCTTATGAAGTTGAGTCTCACAAATCAAATATTATTGCTATTTGGTTACTTCATCACCGTGAGTATTGCTATAGCAATGATCCAGTTAGGACAATCTGGGGATTCTACAACACAAGGAAGGGATGCTATCATGCGCCTATTAACTCCACCAAGCACGGAGATCAGGTAGACATTTCTAATACTCGTCCCTATACTGCAATGCAACTCAAACTAACTCCACTAGAGGCAGCATTTGTATGAATGAAATGTGGAAACAAATGTCAACCAAACCATCTGATCGTGTTGAGAGAGCATATGAACCAGAGGTTGATGATTATGTGATATGGGAAGAACATAGGGGATGGGTATATTTCAAATCCAGAGAATATATCACGATTGAGTTAGGTGTTAAACCAAAACCTAATTGTGAATATACGAGAGAAGAAAAGCACAAATATATTCACACTTTATTGGTGTGCTATCCATTTTATTGGAAAAATTTGCAGTATGTGCACACTCGCAGAAACAAATATGGCAAAAATTTAGAAGAGATGGATGTATTTGATCGATTTAATGTTGACACATATAAATCACAAGAATACAGACCAATCGATCCATAATAATATACCTCACCACTAAAGTGTCATACTATTGTAACCACACACACAATGAATTCTTACCTCACAGAACAACAGGTTGAAGAACTTGTTAATTTTGACTCTAACGAAAAAGATCTCATGGATCTAATTGAGGATGCTCAAAAATTTAACATGGACGAATACCTTAACTCTAACATCGATTATTGATTATCATGAACTCATCAACAGTGCTCCGTGAATTGAAGGATCTCCGTGATACCTGGAAGCGTCAATCTTTCATGCTCAGTAATGAACAACAGAAAAGATATGATGAATTGATTGCAATGAGACGAGCAAGAGTTAAAGAGATGTATGATAATGATCTCGTTTACAAATCTGCCGTCAAATAAATAACAGGAGGATATACTTAAGTTAGATGAAAACCTTCGCACAATTTTGTATTGAAGCATATGACCCTGAAGTTCAAGGTCGTTCGCAGATTAGAAAAACTGGCGAAGGTGGACGTGTGGGTGCTGATAGAAAGAAATCAGCACCCGAAAAACGCAGGATGAAAGCTGCTGGTGGGGGCAAAATGGTCCCCGCTAAAGATTACAAACCAAGAAAAGATATTGGTTCTCAGCGTCAAACTAGCACAAGAGAACAACAACCAACACAGGACAGAGGTTCTGCTAGAGAGAAACAATTAGCAGCAGCAAAAGCAGAAAGAAAGAGAGCAGCACAAGCAAGAGCAGCAGCGAAGAAATCTGGTAGTTCTGCACCCGCAGCAAAGAAAACTCCTACAGCATCACAACTATTAAGCAAGAAATCTGCTAAGAAAGTATCACCTGACTACAAACCACAGAAAGCATCAGGCAAGACTAGAGCAGAGCGTGATAAGATTAGAGGTGAAGGTGAGAGATATTTGAAGAGTGTATTTACAAAACAAGAGACTGATAAGTATAAGAAAGCAACAGGACAAAACCCTGATAAGAAAGGGAAGATGAAGATTGCTGGTAGAGTTAATCAGAGAATGAAATAATTATACTCTCTTCCTGGATTTTTTCATAGCAATAGATGACACCAGTGTTGCAGATGCAATGACTAACATAAAAGAAAGCAAACCAAAAACTGGTTCATAAATGCTTGGTGTCACAGTTTCCCAGGTTCCAGGTAGAAAATAGACTGGAGGATTAGAAAGAAAATACATTCTTATACTTCGTTTCAACTATCTATCAAAGAGTGCTAATTTTCTTCATATAATGTTACTCACCTCTAAAGTGTCTCTATAGTGTAAGCACTGTCAGCACCCTTTACAATCGTCTGTAAGGGTGCTAATATGTTATTCAGGTATCAAACCACTGACCGTGACTATTTCCCTTCGTCCACATCAGAAACGCATCATCAATCGTATGCGTGATTATGACAAGGGTCAGATCATTGTGCCTACTGGTGGTGGTAAAACACTGACTATGATTGTTGATACTCAGCGTCGTCACGATGCTATCAACAATGGCACCACCACAGTTGTTGTTGCTCCGCGTATTCTTTTGGCAGAGCAACTGTGCAGTGAGTTTCTTGAGGTTGTTGATACTGTCAACACTCATGTCATGCACGTTCATAGTGGTGAGACTCAGCATTTTAGCACCACTAAAGCAGACAAGATTCACATGTTTGCTAGTGTTGCAAGAACTGCTGGTGAGAATGTTATTATCTTCACCACATATCACTCGCTTCATCGTGTGATGGAGGCAGATATTGAGGTAAATACTATTTACTTTGACGAGGCACATAACAGTGTGCAGCGTAACTTCTT